CCTTGGTAAGGTTCAAACCGTCAGTTCGCAGGAACTTTTCCTTTGACCGTCGCAACACCAACCGATGCCGTCGCAAACGCCGACGTTGCCCGTGCTCTGCCGCGTGCGTTGTCTGGCGGCACGCTGACCATGCGTGCAAAGGGCATCGAATATCTGCCGCAGGAAATGGCCGAAAGTAACAAGGCATATGACATCCGGCTCAAACGTTCGTTTCTGTTCAATGGCTACGGCAAAACTGTGCGGGACATGGTCGGCAAGGTGCTGGGCAATCCGATTACGTTTGGTGATGAAACCCCATCGGAAATAGCCGATCCCGCAGACGGATGGCAGTTAAACATTGATCTGGCTGGGCGGGATATCAACAGCTTTGCGCGCGACGTGTTTACAGATGCGTTCGAGGGCGTGTCTTACATCCTGTGCGATATGGACGCGCCACCGGTAGGGCCGCTGACCAGACGCGACGCGGCGGCGATGAACCGGCGTCCGTGGTTGGTGCATATCAAGGCGCGGCAGGTTCTGGGATGGCGTTCCGAACCGATTAACGGCGTCCAGACGCTGACGCAATTCAGGTTTCTGGAGGAAGCATCTGAGCCTGACGGAGACTTTGCGGAGCGCACAATCAAGCAAGTGCGTGTCTTTACGAAAACCGGCAATGTCGTGTCGTTCCAACTGTGGCGGCAAGCCAAGACGATCAGCGCGGAATGGACAGTCTATGAGGAGGGCACGACAACGCTTTCCGAGATTGCTGTCGTGGCGGTATACACCAACCGCACCGGGTTTTTCATCGGTCTGCCGCCCCTGTCCGATCTTGCCGAGGTGAACCTTGCGCATTGGCAGAGCCAAAGCGATCAGCGGAACATCCTGCATGTTGCCCGCGTGCCGATCCTGTTTGGTACAGGTTTCCCGGACAATGGCGACCCTGTGGAGATTGGCGCGGCGCGGCTGTTAAAGGTGAGTGACCCTGCCGCCAGCCTTTCCTATGTTGAGCACTCCGGCGGTGCAATCGGATCAGGCCGCGACGATTTGAAAGACCTTGAATTCCAGATGCAAGTGCAAGGGCTTGAACTGCTGACGCCAAGGCCCGGTGGGCAATCGGCAACTGGTGCGGCTATCGACCACGCAAAGATGAACGCGCCGCTGTCCGTTATGGCTCAGGGGCTGGAAGATGCGCTGGAAAACGCGCTGCAATTTATGGCTGATTATGCGAGCTTGGCAACCGGCGGATCGGTGGAAATCAACAAGGACTTTAACATTGGCCTGAGTTCTGCCGACGCGAATACCATCATCGCAATGCGGACTGCTGGTGTGATCAGCAACGCAACAGTCATTCGGGAAATGCAGCGCCGTCAAATTTTGCGCGATGATCTGGACCCGGTGGCAGAAACACTGGCCGCAATGAACGACGGCTTTATGGATGAGGATGACGGCGAGTGATTGTGCGCAATATCGAATGGGATTTAGGGTGTCTGCCAATTGATACGGGATATTGCAGTGACGTGGACGTGCATGTTGCAGACCGCACCCGTATCAGCACCGTTTTGGGGCCTGACGGCGAGCCTCTGATATTTACCCCAGAAAGCAATTTCGGATTTGACCTGACCCCCAGATAGGGGCGGTAGAACGGCGCGGATGCGCCATAGCGGGCGGATGCCCAAAAGGAACGACATGAAACTCAAGATGGACGCAGACGGCCACGCGGTTCTGCAAGACGGAAAGCCCGTTTACGTGGCAGACGATGGCAAAGAAACAGCAATCGACGTTGCAGGCACCGTTGCGACAATCGCGCGGCTGAACGGCGAGGCAAAGACCAACCGCGAGCGCGCCGAAACTGCCGAAAAAGCGTTCAAGGCGTTTGAAGGCATCGCGGACCCCGAGGCAGCCCGCAAGGCAATGGCGATTGTCCAGAACCTTGACGAAAAGAAGTTGATCGACTCCGGTGAAGTGGACAAGGCCAATGCTGCCCGCGACAAAGGCTGGCAGGACAAACTGACCGCAGCCGAAACGCGCGCCGCAGCCAATGAGGCGGCGCTTTACGGTGAAAAAATCGGCGGTTCTTTCGCCCGGTCAAAGTTTATCGCGGACAAATCGGCTATCCCTGCCGATTTTCTGCAATCTCGTTTCGGCCATCACTTCAAGGTCGAGGACGGCCAGACAGCGGCTTATGACTCTGGTGGAAACCGGATTTACAGCAGCACCAAACCCGGCGAAATGGCAGGGTTTGAGGAGGCAATTGAAACGCTGATCAATTCGCATCCGCAGCGCGACAGCATTCTCAAAGGCAATTCGAACGGCGGTTCTGGCGCACGCAATGGCGGTGACGGGGCTGGCGGCAAGACGATGAGCCGCGCATCTTACGACGCTTTGCAAAAGTCCGACCCGGCTGCTGCAATGAAGGCTGTGACTGTCGACAAAGTGACGCTCACAGACTGAATACCGCGCCCCGGACGGGGTTGCGGCGAATGGGCCGGATAGCCCGAACGACCGCGCTTTCCGCGCCTAACCCCCACAACCTCAAATCCAAAAGGAGACCGCCATGGGCGCTCTTACTCTTACCAACCTTATCCCGACCATCTACGCCGCAATGGACACGGTGTCGCGCGAGCAGGCGGGCTTTGTCCGTGCCGTTGCAATGGACAGCAACGCCACTCGCGCCGCGCTTGGTCAGGCTGTCCTGTCGCCGGTTGTCGGCGCAATGGCAGCCGAGGATCTTGTTGCAAGCAACGTCGCGGCCGACACTCCTGCCCAGACGATTGGCAACGTGTCGATCACTATTTCCAAGTCGCGGTCGGTTCCGTTCGGCGTGACCGGCGAAGAAACCCAAGGCTTGAACACCGCAGGTACGCTTGCCAGCATCAACCGCGACCGTATCGCTCAGGCCATGCGGACGCTGACCAACGAAATCGAACTGGACCTGGCAAACCTGTTTGTCGGCGCATCGCGCGCTATCGGCACAGCGGCAGGCACCCCGTTCGGCACGGCTGGCAATCTGAGCGACTTTGCTGCGGCCCGTCGCATGATGGCCGACAACGGCGCGCCGTCTGGCGAGTTGCGTATGGTCATGGGTGCCTCCAACGTGGAACGCATCCGTGGTGTGCAGTCCGGTCTGTTCCGCGTCAACGAGGCCGGTACCGACGAACTGCTGCGTGAAGGCAACATCGGTCGCGTGCAGGGCTTTGCGCTCGGTGAGTCGGCACAGGTGCGAACCGCTGTTCCTATCGGCACGTCCAACGGAAACTTTACATCGACCGCCGTTGCACTCACTGTGGGTCAAACATCCGTTCCGCTCATCACGGGTACTGGCACGATCCTGGCGGGTGATATCATCACCTTTGCCAACGATCCGAACCAGTACGTGGTTGCAACCGGGATTTCCGGCCCCGGTACAGTTGTGCTTGCCTCGCCTGGCATTCGTGTCGCGCAAGGTGCTGCTACACGCGCTGTTGCTACCATCGCAGCGACCACGCGGAGCATGTTCTTCCACCGTGGCGCAATCCAACTGCTGATGCGCGCCCCGGCAATGCCCGAAGGCGGCGACATGGCCGAAGACGTGATGTCGATGGTCGATCCGTTCAGCGGCCTGACTTTCGAGTTTGCCATCTATCGCGGCAAGCGTCAGATCCGCTATGAAGTCAACGCCGCATGGGGCGCTGCAGTCGTGCAGCCGCGTCATCTTGGCCTGCTCATCGGAGCCTGATCTTTCGAGTGGGGCCAGTTCGCTGGCCCCATCACCAAGGATCAATTTGGAGGTCATCATGCCAGTCAAAGTATCATTTATGAGGCCCGGCTTTGTCGGGTCGGTTTCTATTCTTGGGCTTGGCCGTTGTCGAGTTTCCGAAACCATCACTGTCCCGGGGTCTACAACCGCAGCGGCTCTTGACGGTGAAATCGTCTTGCTTTGCAGCACTGAAGCAGTGGCGGTTGTTGTGGCGCATGGTATTACACCGGACGCGGCGGCGGTGGTATCAACACCTGCCACAACTGCCGGATATGCACTCGCGCCGCTTTCGATTGTTCCTGTCGCCATGCTGGCCGGCGATAAGGTGAACATCAAGGCGTTTGTCTGATGGCACTTGATACCACAATCGGCGGGGCAAATGCAGACAGCTACGCCAGCGTTGTCTATGCGTTGGCGTATCATGCCAGCAAAGGCAACGCGGCGTGGGCCGCTGCTACCGACGCAAACCGCGAAACGGCGCTGCGCAGGGCCACGACATGGCTAGACGGCACCTACCGTCAGCAGTTCAGCGGATACCGCGTGCATGGGCGCTCACAGGCGCTCTCGTGGCCCCGTTCGGACGTGGTGGATATTGGTGACTACGCGGTCGACTATCTGACAATCCCGCCGGAAATCCTGCGGGCAACATGCGAGGCCGCATTGCGCGAACTGGCGGTGCCCGGCAGCCTGTCGCCAGACGTAACCGATGCGGCAATCGTGGTTTCGGAAAGCGTCGGGCCAATTTCAGTCACCTATCGCGGTGGCGGGGGCGTGGCGGGACAGCGGCCGATCCTGACAGTAATTGACGACATCTTGTCAGGGCTTCTCAGCATCCGGCGCGGCACGGTAAATCTGGTGCGGGCGTGAGCGCGTTTTATGACCGTATGGGCGCAACGGCCACCCGGCTGATCCGTCGCTTTGGGTTTGAGGTGACGCTTGAAAAGCCCGGCGCAACGACAGGGCCGGAATATGCGCCGACCATCGGGCCGCCAACCACACATGCACTGGTCGCCATTGACCAGAACATCCAGCACCGCGACGAAACCCGCTCGCTGGTCGGCACGTCGTCGCGCGTCCTGATGGTCGAGGCAATCGGAATTGTTC